TCACTTTGTCCTGCAGTTGGCAATCTAAGTATGCCGTTAAACGCTGCTCCGAACTGCTGCCCATAAACAATTGCGGGTTGGTTACCTATCGTAATAAAGCCTTTTCTCAATGCAGTTAACAAAGTATCGTTATTAACAACCACTGCATTCTCACCAAGCCCAAACGCCCCGACTTCCATCACGTTTCCTGGTGCTGTGCCAACTTGACGACTTGCAGCATGCGCATTATTAGTAAAGTTTTCATTATATTTTGCAGCAGCAGAGCGGAAAGTATCACCACCAGCGCCACTTGGCGGTGTACCTAAATTTGCAGTTTGAATAGCCATATTTTACTCACAAAAAAGCCCCAACATGTGGGGCATAAAATTGATTGAAGTTAAGGTTTAAAGTCTTGGGTGAATGTGGTGGAGATTGACCAAACATCCCCACCTAAACTGACCGGCATATAATCCCCTGCGACCACTCGAACCTCACCATCTAAAGGTGAATCCCATAGAAAGGAATCAGCACCCTTATGTGCATCAAAAAAGGCCTTGATCTCTTGTATCAAAGCCTTCTTGCCAGTTTTCTTGTATGCCCATGTGCCTGACCTATTGTTAATCCCAACACTTGTTCGCTGTGTATATCCATCGCCAAAACTGGACTGAAGGACTTTAAAGCTTGAGGTTTGGGAGTTTCCGTCTAGGTCATTGCACCATGTGAATTTTTGATTGCTCATTTCCCACCACTCAGGACATTAAGACGGCATTCCAATGCTGAAACCATAGCTGAAAGCGCATTAATCTGATTTTCCATTTCAGTGATGTATGGGGGTTTGATGTAGCCACCTTCTGAAAACTTGTTGCCAGCAATAATACTGTTTTTATCAATCTTCACCTGAAAGCGCTTTCTACAATCCTTAATTGTGGTGGAGTCGACATCGGAAACATTGTCTTTAGATTCTGTTGTTAATAATCCCCCTTGTCGTTGTTCTTGACGAATCACAGACTTGATTGAGTTACTGATTGCTTGACTAAGATCTTTTTTAAACCTCACTTCGGGATTAACTACAGGGTGAGCATCTCCGTATAAAGCAGAGCGTGTATTGTTCTCGCAAACAAGAAAGTTTCCCTCAACCTTGATAAGCCAGTTGCCCTTTTTTAGAACCAGATTTAATTCAGGTATTTCAATTTGATCTGGTTTATTACCATCATATTCACAAACAAGATTGTAAGACTTGGAAATATGAATCATTGAATTTGAATCGGTGTACTGTATTGCACTAGCGTTCATTATTGGCTCCAAATAAAAGACCCCGCATTAAGCGAGGTCTCTGTGGTAAAGTTAAGTTACTTCTGTTTTGAGTAATACAACTCAAAGACAATTCGCTCGATCACCTCCACCAAGGGATCGAGCCTTCTTTCATCATCTTGCACAAGCACCTCACTACCATTTAGGCGAAATAAGAGCGCACCTTCAGGCATGGTCGCATAGCTTGGCATTTCATTAATGCACTTACAGAAAAACTCATAAGCACGGATTGGCTCTGTGATTTCTGGATTGCCATTAATAGCATGTGCCATAGCCTTTGCATTTTGTTCAGCATAGTAGCCATTTCTTTCAGTCAAAATAAAACTCCTTAAAAGTAGGAGTTCTTTTTGTACTTGAAATTGGTGGAATAATCTACTTCGCCAATAACCCGCCCTGACGTTGCTCTCTGCGAATTACGCTCAGAGTCATATTTTCCATCATTTTTCCTAATTGCTTGGCATCCGATTCACTGGTTGCAGATCCATCAGATGCAATATGAATGGTTTGTGTGTAATAAACATCACCACCTGATCCACCGCCATTCGCAAGATAGTTCTTCAAATCAGCATTGGTTCGACTATCAACAACACGTTCACCCTTATCTAGCAACCATGTGCCTTCTTTCGGGATATTGTCGATACCGTCGTGGGCCATGCCGCTCAAGGCCACACCTTGGATCGCAGACATTAGATCATTGGTTTGTACTGCAACCGCTGCCGCGCCCGCTATCTTTTGCCACATAGTCACATTGGATGGGTCATTCCACGCCGACATGATTGCGCCTTTCGCATTTAATATCGCACTTGAAAGAACAAACCCTTTTTGCATGGCGAATGCAACTTTGTAAGCTGTACTTTCTTTTGCTCCATATGCATCGAGCATTGAACCCATCATGCCGAACATTGCACCATATCCAGCTAAAGATGCAGCTTGTGTTTGGTTTTGCAGATCCTCTAAGCCTTGATAATACTTAACATCAATTGCAGCCAAACCATCACGATATTGCTGATGTGCCTCTTTAAGAGCCTCATAGCGCTCATCATCAGTTGAATAAAGATTACTGGTCATGATGTCCTGCTCAACACCTACCCGATCTTTCTTTAAAGCCGCTTGAGAATTTGATCGGTCATTTGCTAGCGACCATTGACCGTAAACTTCTGGTGACATAGTGGCTCGTGCGAATATTTCATCCGCACCTGACGACAGCCCAGCAATCCGATCATACATCGCCACAGAATCGTTCAAGAATTTATATCGATCTGCAAGTATCTGCTGATTCGCCTCATTCTCAGCTTTTACACGCTCGTCCTGAGCCTTAATCCAATTAGCCACATCATCTTCATAAGCCTTCTGTTGAAGTCCTAAAAGACGGTCGCGCTCTGTTGGATCAGTAGCAAAAGCTTTTTCGATCTCCTTGATTCTTTCTTGGTTATCGTATTCAAGATTTTGCCATTCGTTGTAGTAGCTGACTTGAATAGCCTTCTGCTCGTCGGCTTGCTCCTGTTTTCTCTTGATCATATCCTCAAGGAATTTATCAAGATCAACCTCCTCCGTTTTAACCACGGTGGTTGATGCGTTGAAACTTTTAAGCCATGCCTGCTCAGAATCCATGCCAAGCGCAATATTTTCACGATAGACTTTCTGTTGAGCAAGCAGCGATTCAGTCATTTTCTCAGCGGAAATAGAGGCTTTATTATTGCCCTGACCAGCATAGTAGGACTTGCCAGTGCTTGGGTTGGCAACAGAGGCAAACTCCTTTGCTGAGCCCAGCAGCGCATCATTCAAGGTGGCGTTATTGCTTCCTGTAATAAATCCTTTGATTTCAGGCCGCTTTATGGCAACTAAATACTGCTTAAAGATTCTTTCCTGAACCTCAGCAGTAAATTTCTCAGCACTTGATACAACGCCTTTATCAACAGCCTCTTGGAGTGTTGAATTAATGGTTTGATATTTACCAGCAGCATTAAATTCCTTTGCTCTCTGAGCGGAAAGAATTTGAGCCACAGTCATATCAGTCAGATTCCGAGTGCTGGCCTTATACCCCCCTTTCTGCCCAAGATTCACAGAATTGTAATTTCCCTCGCCGCTTGAAATCACCGCATCAATTGTGCTTGCCTTGGTCAGCTTGGCTTGCTTTTCCTTCTCTTGGGTTATCCTTTTCTCAGCTTCATTTCGAGCATCAGTGGCGTTTTTAGCCCTCATAACCTCGTTATATTCAGTAGTAAACATTTTTTGCAGATCAGCCCTAAGAGATAATCTGCCTTGTTCATTTTTGACAATCGCCCCCTCAACATTAAGGTACTTTTTAGCCAGCTCGATCATGGTGTCGTTATAGCCACGACTTGCTAAAGCAGAAGTAATTGCTGAATCCTTAATGTTTTGACCAGATGCTTTTAGAAGTTTTTTAATTTCCTCACTTAATTCGCCCACTCCAGCGGCCTGCTCTTTGACCTCTTTGGTCGTCTTTTTCATCGACTTCTCTAAAGCGTCCTGTGCTCGTTCTGCTGCTTTCAACTCCTTCTTGTTGTCAGAATAAGCTCCGATTAATTTACTTACTTTTGCAAGCTGATCATCGGTAAGAATATTTACGTTCTTAATCGCTTCATAGTATTCGTTGCTGTCAATTCTGCCTTGAGATAGTTCGCTATTGAGCTTTTTGAAGGTGTTAATCTTCTCGTCTGCTATCGGCAAACCTTCCATGAAGGCAAATAGATCAGATGCAGCCACACGGTACTTAAGGCTCAGGTCTTCGACCTGCTGAGCAAGTGCCCTAGTCTCGTTGTCTCGCTGAAGTGTATTTAGCTCTTGATATTTTTCAATCAGATCGCTAACTGATTGGCCCTGAGTATCAATTGAAGCGGTGGCCTTATCAGCATTGCCTTTCATTAACAGATAGCCAGCTGCTACAGTTGCAATAGCAACCCCCATACCAACAGGGCCAAAAAGAACCCCAAGTGCAGCCCGACCAACACCAGCACTAGCAGTTCCTGCTGCTGCGGATCTTGCTCTTGCTGCCGCCAAAGCTGTTTCTGCTGCTACAAGCTCAGCGGTTGCTTGCGCTTCAATTCGACGCAATTGAGCCATACGTGTTGTTGTAGCCATTCTACCCGCAGCATTAATCTGCGCTTGCAACCTCTGTACCTCTAGGGCTTTTTCGGCCGCCAGCGCTGTTAATGTCGAGCGTGTATTCACAATCTGAGCTTGAGCTTGCGCCAAGGCTGACGCAGCCGCAGCACGCTCCGCATTAATTGCACCATACTGAATTGCAGTCTGGTCAATAAGCTGTTTAGTTTTTGCATACCCCGCTGTAATAGTGCTGTATATAGCTGGAATATAGGTTCCAGCCATAAATGCAGCGCCCACCATCATACTATTGACAACCCCTTCCATGTTTTCAGAAAGTGTTGTGATGCCCTCCACAAAGGTTTTGGATGCACCAGTGGCAGAATCAAACTCCCCAATCAGCTTGGTCGCTTCAGTCGTTATTAGGTTAAAAGAGGCTGAAATTGTAGTTGCTGTTTTTGCATATTCAGCATCAACACTACCGCTCATCTTAAGCAAGGCATCGCGCATCACTTCAGATGTAATTTTTCCTTCTTCACCTAATTTTTTAAGATCACCAACAGCAACTCCCATACCATCAGCTAGAGCCTTTGCAAGCGCAGGTGCTTGAGATAAAACAGAGGTTAGCTCCGCACCACGCAACAAGCCTGTATTTAGCGCCTGACCAAATTGCAGCAAAGCTGCCTCTGAAGCTGCTGCGCTTTGCCCTGACATTGATACGGTTTTAGTTACTGTTTCGGTGATTCTCGCAACTTCAGATTGATCGATGCCTAGGCGTTTAGACAACCCTTGGAATTTTGTATAAACATCCAAAACCCCATTCCAGTCTGAAGCCGTGGCCTGTGCAATTTTATGGGTATCGTCCATTGCTCGGCTGAGTTCAGACTGCGTACTAGTAACAAGTTTTAGCTTATTTACCATGCCAGTGTAGCTATCTGCATAATTCTTGATTTGGTTGACAGAAAATGCAGCGCCCGCTGTAGCTGCCAATTTCCCAAGCATGCCATTCATGACATTCACACTACTACTGGCGCGTTGCATTTCACGCTCCGCCGAGGATGATGCTTGGCGCATTCCTTGTGTAAAGTTGCCAATCTTTGCAACCAGATCAAGAGTGAGTGTTCCGAGTTTTGTAGCCATAACTTTTCC